TAAGAATTAGAGTCTCCCGCAGCTGCAGATAGTCCACCGAACTTAAGTTCAGCTTCCGCTAGTACGGCATTGGCAAATCCCTGACGCTTTTCAAAGCTGGTTAGCTGGCTCTCGCTCTTACCAAGCTGACGAGCGTAGTTAACATTAGACTCAGTAAGCTTAGTCATAAGACCGAGTTCGTCGAGAAGTTCTGGCTCTAGCTTAACGATACCACGAGACAGACGATCTAGTGAGTCGGTCATGTTGCGACCAAGCGCAAACGACGTATCACGAGCTGCCTGTCCGAGACGCTCTACGGTCTTCGAGTCAAACCCCGCAGAAATAATCTGCGAGGTTGATCTCATAGCCTGCTCGGTGTCAATGGCGTTACCACTAACTTCCTTTAGAGCCTTAGAGGTGGATACAAGGCTTAGGCCCGTGCGCGTACCGGCCGCTTCCAGACCGCGAAAGATCTGTTCGACCTGTGCTGCGCCGCGAAGAGCGTTAAACGCTGCCGTGACAGCGAAGACGTTAGCTGCAAGCGTAGCGTACGCGCCGACAATACCGCTCGACTGTCCGCCAATGGTTTCCGCTAGCTTGGAGAAGCTCTTGGTGGAGTTGGCAGTTCCTAGGATACCCTTCTTTTGAGTATCGTAGAAATCGGTGGCTCCCTTGTTTGCATCACTGGTTGCACGACGGGTACGGCTAACAGAGGCCCCTAGCCCTGCTAGTGCCTGCTCAATTTTTCTAATGTCTCCGCCGTCTTTGACGTTGACCTTAATTGTGTATTGATTGTTGGCCATTAACCCTTATCCGCTCTTTTTGAGCCTTTCACGAGCAGCTTTCATTTCTGCTTGTGACTTTTCTATTAATCTTGCATCCAGTCTTAGTAGCGCCTCTAGAAATAGTTTTTTGTCTTCTACCTCGTATACTTCCATAAGCGTAGGAACCTGACTATAATCCTTACCCAGATAGCCAATATCAGGTAGGACTCGGTCTCCCAGCTTATTAAATAGTATTAAAGCCCTCTGAACGTCGAGAGGAAAATCTTCGACGTCCGGGGGGACTCTATCGGGATTAGGCTCTTCGCCCATTTGGGAGCAGATTTCAAAGTAGCGTTCTTTCGTCATCTTTACTTCGATGTTCTTTTGCCACGTCTCTAACCTGCTCCAGGTCTCCTCAATCTCGCTTTGTACGAAAATTATCGAGATCGAATACCACCTCGTTTACCCAGCTGTCGAAGTCTGCGGAGTTCTTGACGAGTAGTTCAGCGTTATCCGCGTCAAACTCTAGCTCCTGATCTGGATCTTCTGCGGTAATATCTACCAGCATCAGCTGTTCCAGGTAAGATAGCTTTAGTCCCTTCCAGTTCTTAATCGCATTATCCGTGAAAGCGCGAACGAACTTAGTCTCGTTCAGCTCTTCTACGGGGATGCGGGACTTACGGTCAAAGCGCATCTCTACGCAAGACTTACGAAGCTGGGTTAGCTTCTCTCGGCTGATGTTAGCGATTTCGACTTCAAAGCCGTCTAGACCTGCGTAAGGTACCCAGGCGCTCTTCGTATCAACCATTAGATTCTTCAAGTTCATTTTATATTATCCTTTGCTAATTAGATTCGCCATGTTCGCAGGTCTGCTATTCAGCCTGAAATCGTAACTCTGAACGAATATTTCCTGGACGTCTAAACGGTTCGTAAATACCACACTAGGAAGTGTGAATGTAAGAACGTTAGACGTGTCCGACTTTACCTGAATAGTAAGTGGAGCAGTAGTGCTCCAACTATTGACATTTGAGTTAGTCTCGTCTGTCACGTACTGCTGCACAGTGCCAGAAAGAACTCTCCCAGAAACGACAAAAGCCTCAGGGTAAATACTACCCGAGGCGCTACTGATTCCAATACTGTTCTGTAAAGTCGCGTTATCTACCCATTGAACCGAGTTCTTCAGTTCTAGGGTGACTGCCGTAATGTAAGGCTGAGCAACACTTCGTAACAGAACAGACATTGACGAGATTCGCGTAAAGCGTCTCTCGACAGACCGCGCTTGTAATGCTCCAGGAATTGCTCCTGTGTGCTTACTAAGCTTGCTTGCGGTTCCGCTGACGTTTAGCGTCAGAGGACTATTCATTACGAACTGAAATACTCCAGTCTCGATTACTGCTTTTTCGAGCTTATAAATCTCGGAATTAACCTCAATGTACAGATCAGCGGTATCTAGCGTAGCGCCACTACTAGAGTAATCTCTCAGTAGTCGCAGCACAATATCAAGATCACTGTCCAATAGTATTGGAATAGTAAAGTTGAAATTTGCTGGATTTGCTTTTGTTATGACTGCACTCTCAAACATATCGTATTGCGAGTGCAAGGTCTTTACCGGCACGCTCGTCTCATTGAAAGTTTGGGAGAAGGTAAGATCGGGATATAAGTCGATCAGGTATCTGAGGCCATTCTGGACAATGTACAGCTTAGCCTCACGCTTAAAGTTATAAATTGCCATATTGTACCTCAGAGACAAATGAGGGAGCGTAAAATGCTCCCTCATAGTCCCTGTAGTATAAGAGTTCGAGGACTAAAAGTCAAGAACTATTTTTGTTAGACCGCTGTGTACGAAATCTTGGTGACTTCGTCCGTACCGCTGATGTTGGATGGAAGTGCAGAGAAGTCTACGCTTACGCCCATGACGTCGTCGGTGTTGATCGTCGGAATAACTAGATTTGCGTTCGGAATCTTGAACTGCAGGCCTGGTGGGCGCGGGGCGTCCCCAGCTGCCTTACCGCCGACATAGAAGTCGAGAGCAAAGGAGTTGGTTACCTGAGTCAGAGCATTTCCGAGGTCTTCTACCAGATCGATAGTACCGTTGGTCTTCTCGTCTAGGTAAGCCGTGAAGTTTCCGCCGATGGTACGAGCGCCGGTGATGTGACCAAGTGGAACGTTAACGATACCCATGACCTCTGGGGTCAGGTAGGTGAGGTTGTTCGTCATGGTGATAGAACCACCAGTTAGAGTAACGTCGTAGGTCTTAGCGCTGCCCGTAACACTGCTGGAGATTGCCAGCTGAGTTAGACGGTTACGAATGAAGTTGTCAGTGTTGTTGATACCAGTCTGAATTGCAGCAGATGCATCATAGGATGCGATTTCCTGACGACGACCACCCATTCCGGACCACTGTAGAGTAGCGATACCATCAATGTCAAACGAGATTGTTACCTCGTTGATGGAAGCCTTAGGTACGCGGTAAATAACCGTATCACCAGCAGCAGCGTAGTTTCGAGTAGAAACGTTGTTAGCGCCTACTACGAAGTATAGATCAAATTCGCCTAGAGTCGTCTTGTTGGACGCGCTGAAGTCAAAGTCAAGTGCCGATGCGCCGATAGCTACGCCGGAAGCCCATGCAGGTGTAGCAGCGGTATAAGCGTTAGCAGCTACGAAGTTGGCCCAGAGAGCTTCTTCGACAGCGCGAACCTTGGCAGCCGCTACTGTAGGGCGTACGTAGGTGCTGAAACTCCACTCTGCCGGAGCAATAGAGTCGTTGAAAGTCTTACGTCCACGTCGGCTGTTACCAGCAGAGTCGCTCATCTCTTGAAGAGTGATCTCTGATGTGTTGGTGGACTGATTGAACGCATAACCATTAAGAACAGGGATTTCCCAAACATTGGTACCCTGCGCTAGGAATACCTTAGTATCTCTACTAAAGTATAGGTTGGAGGCGCCTACAGCAATTGCCATTAAATTCTCCTAAGAACTTGAAGAGTCCTAGATCGTGAGCAGTTACTCGTGTCTGGCATCTTCAATATCGGACCTGGAGTACCATCTCGCCTGCACCTAGCGGGGCGAGGGCTCCTTCATCCGTATCCATACTTGTAATAAGTATATCTTGTGTATATTGAGTTGCTCCCGAAGACTCTTGATAAGCCAACCTGCCATTTTGTTCAATTACAGTCTCAATGTCTTCTAGAAGCAACTCAAGAACCCGCTGAGGGTCCTCATCCTTGACATAGCAACGAATCGTTACATCAAGGAATCTATCTTTATATCCGCCACCTTGGTAGAGTCTTTGCTCGGAACCTAGTCCAATATGTACTGCTGGATACTCTTCGACTTCCTCCCAAAAGGCTAGTCGCGGGTGAACGTTCTCGTACAGGTTAGTTCTATACTCGCCTGTACCATTTATCTGCTTGAGCTTATCCGATAGAGCCGTAGCAATAGAGTATCTTCTGCTAGTATAGCGGCGTTCGTTCGGCACTTAAACTCTCCTTAGGTAAAATCTTCCAATCGCCATATCCCTTACAATGTCTCGAACTGACTTCTCGATCAGTGCCTTGGGGTTTCGACCTGGAGTATTCCAGGGTAACGCACCTAAGGTTGGATCGAACACGTCGTACGGAGATCGCTGATACGTGTAGGAGAAACTTGGATATCCTTGCGCGGTATTCGTTACTTCGACTATCCGAGCACTGTTTGAAAATCTTCCGGTTCTGTTGACCAGCGTACCGTCATTCATATTAGAACGAACTTCCGGCGGCAACTTACGGTTAATGTAGTCCACAATTCTCTGTAGGCTGAACTGCGGCTTCGAAGGCTTAATCTTAGCGGCGCGAGGGGACTTGTCCTTCGTTCCTAACTTAACCTTCTTGACCTTCTCAGTAATCTTTCGCTGAGACTTTTGAGTAGCGGAGTTGGGAGCAGTCTTTAAAGCTTGCATCTTACCAGTTGCGCCGGCTTTAACGCAAGCATTGTTGAGCTGCTTCATCACTGCTTGAGTATAGGAATCTGAAGACTCAGTACCTACCCAGTCGCTCTTACCCACAATATCTTTGGCGGCTGCTGCCAGTTCGGCCATATAGCCTTCGACTAACTTACCACCGACCTCTTCGTTATCTAGCTGAGATCGCGGAGCGATCTTGGCGCCTACCGTGATGTCAAATTCTTTACTGGACAATCCCGAGGTAAAGCGTGAAGCCACTGTAGAAAAAGACTCAATAAAGTAATCGTGAGTTTCTGGCGAGATTAGCTGACGACCGCGATATCTTGCGTCCATTAGTTGGTTAAGAACAGCCTTACCACCCTCTACAATGTCTCCAGCGGATGCGGCACTAGGATTCTTCTTGCTTACTGCGTTATACAGGGCTCGGCTAAATCTAATGTCGGCTACGGGCAGACTATGGTCCGGTGATAGTAGTCGATAGTCGTTTAGGAAGTACGTATTCTGATCCTTTAGAATCCGAAATAAAACTTCTTTTGCGGCTTTGTCTGCAGGAGCAATACGACGCTTGTTTAGACCGTCGTAGTTATTTGCAACTGCTTTGATGCCGGGGCGACTCTTAGCAGCCTCTAATTCTTCCTTCGTCCACGAGGCATCCAAGGTCTTTACGTAGACCCTAGCCGCCTCGGCAAACCCATTTTGTGCTTCGATTAGAGAGTAATAATCAGTTTGAGGCTTAGCCGTCTTGCTGGTGTTTCTCTCCTTATCGAACAGAAGTATTTGCTTACGCAGTTCGTTTTCAATATCCTGCTCACTATACTCTTCAACCTCGTGCTTCTTGTAATCGAGGTTGCTCTTGCGAAAGTTTTGGGACGTTTTCTGCCAGCTATCACCGGCGACGTCCTTTTCAATAACTTTCGCTAGCAGAGCTAGGACTTGCTTACTCATCTGTATCTATCCAACAGTACCTGAATGTGCTTCGGGAAATCTTCCCCCTGTGCAAGTGTGTTGACCTGGGAAGTGCCCTGAATAGTCTTAGACTGTCTGTACTCCTCCTTACTATAGTAAGTAACGAGTTCGATAGTTGCTAGTTTCAGGTCAGCAGGTACAGTTGTTTCAAATCCTCCGGCAGAGCCAGTCAGATAAGTGACTGTTACCAGTCCAGGAGACATTGGCCAGGAAGCTAAACCTCCCGGTACTCTCTGACGAATAAGTGCTCCATCTGCTTGAGCAAGGATGTAATCTGCGCCGTAACTTAGTGGTACATGAACAGTAGAATCTACCGTGTACCTGCTAGTTTCGGAAATTTCTAGAATGCTGTCTACAGGGTAATTCTGTAGGTACAGCGTATCTGTGTCGTAGTCGACAGTTAAAACTTCGGTGACGGTTTTACCGCCCTCGTAATCACGACCAATGTAAGTTTGTATTAGAGCACTAACCGAGCTAATAAGCATAGTGAGCTTACTATCTTCATCAGGCTTTTTTAGGCCGTGATAATCTTTATATTCTTGAAGAGTGATTAGGTCCATGATCTAATAAAAACCTTCGGGAGGGGTCGAAACCCCTCCCGAGTTGGCCTTAGGCGAACTTAAGTCCGATAACAGACGGAGCGTTCGGAATGATCTCATCGAAACCAAGACGCTGGCTTGCTACCAGAACCGTGCGCTGCTGCTCAGTCTGGTACTCGCTCTCAACGGTCATACCACGAAGACGTGGAACAACGAAGTTGCGCTTGTTAAGCGCTAGAGCGAAGTAGTTTCCGGCGCCTGCAGGTGCGAACTCGTCGCAGACTACAACCTCGGAACCGTAGATACGGCCGACAGAACCGGTCAGCTTAACGGCGTTAGCGGCAGTTACCTGATCCGCGTTGAGGAACTCAGGGTCCTCGGCTAGCTGGTACCAAGCGTCCTGCGAGATGATGTAAGTGATATCGCGAGGATCGCGACCGTACTTACCCATTAGCTTGCGCATGGAGAACAGGTTAGCAGCAGTTAGCTTGGTGAACGAACCGTCCGTGGTGATGGTACGACCACCGGTGGAAGCGAACTTGATAAGTCCGTTTGCAGCACCTGCAGTGTAAACACCCTGGTTGGTGTTACCGGCTAGGATGAGGTTCTCGACACCACGTGCGTGTGAGCGAACCATTGCGTCCTTGATGAGAGGAAGGATAGGAAGGATTGCATCCTCTTCCGTCTCGTTACCTAGGTAGCCCTTACCGATCATCTTGACCGTGCTTAGGAGCTTCTCAGTTAGGGTGATACCCTGGTAAGGAGCACCGTAGCCTGCGCCACGCTGATCGACGTTACCGTTTGGCTGACCACCAGAAGCAGTCGTTGCGCTGGTGATTTCAGCGTAACCAGCGTCAGGTGCAAGCGGGAAGCTCATCTGCGCGCTGCTCATGAGAATCTCACGGAACATTGGCTTAAGAACGAGCTCATTCTCAATGTCACGCTCGATGTTTAGGCTAACAGTCGTCTCTAGACGATCAGTGCCGACAGTGACGGTGGAGTGCGTGTTAAACTTCTCCATGAGGGACTTACCGTAGGCAGTACCTGCAACGTCGGTCTTAAGGATCTTAGCAAGAAGAACGGCGTTCTCAGTCTCCTGAGCAAACTTCTCTAGCGGATCGCTATTATTGTCGCGGCCACCGAAGAAGCGCTTGCTCTCGGACATTGCCTTGAGCTCAGCAGACTTCTCGTCTAGTGCGCTCTTCATTTCATTATAGGTCTTCTCCGTATCCTCGGAGTTAGCCTTTAGCTTCTTCTCGAACTCGCCAAGTAGGCGCTCTTCGACGGACTTGCTGGCTGCTTCTGCGGCTAGAGTCACTGCCTTGGTGATGGCTTCCTCGGAGGCCTTCTTCTCAGCAGCTTCCTTAGCAGCTAGTTCGTCAGCAGCCTTCTGGGCTGCGAGAGCATCTGCAGTGGACTTAGCTACTAGAGCTGCAATTTCTTCTGCGGTCATTGAATTCTTCTCCGAGGTACTATCTGTACCGGACTTAGGCGAAGTTTCATCGACGGGAGTCTTTACTACCGGCTCGATTTCTTCTTGGCCCTTAATCGCGTTAACTTCTTTATCGAATTGTGCAAGCTCATCTGCGCTCTTTAATGACTTAGAGACACTGAAAGTTGCTTCTTGGTTACAAGGTACGGAAACGACCGATACCTCTAATAGTTCGGCATCACGAATGATATAACCATCACTTGTTTGGTTATAGTCCGCGTCCTTAATCATGAAGCCTACTGAGAACGTGCTCAGTACTCCATCCTTGACTAACCCATAGGTTGGTCCTGCTGATGGGCTGATTTCTGCTTCGATCTTTAGACCGGAAGCGTCAACTTCCAAACTAGTAGCCTTGCCGATTGGCTGGCTGTAGTTGTGGTTAAATAGCAGGATTGGGTTCTTCTGATAATTAGCTAGACCACCCTTAGTCCAGGCGTCGGGAACAATTACGTCCCCGACGCGATCCGTGTCAGCTGTGCTCGCATATCCTACGATCTTCAGCTGATTGCCTTCCTCCGTAACCGACTTGATTACGGAGTTAAGCTTAAATACACGAGCCATGCTGGATTAGATCCTTACTTCTTCGTTGGGGCAGCCTTCGTCTCGTCGGCTGGCACACGGCTGTTGGTCGTCGTGGTGTTGTTACGCTTAGAACCATCCTCAATGGTTTCCTTAT